TAAGTCATAGCCGTTAGCCGGCTGCATGGCGTAGGCAATAACCTTTTTCAGAAATACAGGGGAGTGAAGCACATCATCAGATAAACGGATCGGGGTGCCCAGTGTTGCACCTGTGCTTGTTGTCTGTGCCTTAGTTTCTGGCATTACTGGTGTGGTTTGTTTATCGCGGTACAATTTAACGATGTTGGCCAGCGCATCTTCACTGGCTTCTGAAACAGCACAGGAACAATATTGCTTAAAGAAATTTGAGATAACGCCGAGCTGGGCGCGGCGATCTGTATATGCGAAAACCTCTTTAGTTGCTTTCACTAATGCGCCGAGTTGCGTGAGAGTGGCATCTTTGGCGTATTGCTCACTACGAACAGACAATAGGATGTTTTGATAAAAGTTATCGTCGGTGTCCATAATCATCGCGACAACAGCACTCATCTGTTCGCGAGAGATTGTTTCTGTTTCATCTCCATGCAGCCACAGAGCCGTGAAACGAAAATCTAAAGGTTTTGCTGATACTTTAATTAGTTCGTCATCAATCTTGGTTTCGACTTCTGGCGGGGCGATCAGCTGCCATGTTTTCTTATCGTCTGCGAGTTCGTACTTTTCACACCACTCTGTACTGAATTCATTTTCTTCCGGCAGATCATCAACAATTGGCGTATCAGTAGTAACTGGTTTGAAATAATTAGACAGGTCGATGCCGTTTTGCTTAGCTAAAAAAGAAATAGCGAAAGGGCATTCTTTAGCCGTTTCAACATCAACTAAAACAACGGCATCTTTTGCGTCAGAGCTTTTCTTAGCGCTCAAGAAATTAAAATATATGGTCATGCTTTTTATCTCCTTAGTAATTGAAATGCGTCCTGTACTAAACGTGTCCGACGACGATTAGTGATTAATTAAATTAGCCAAGGCGCATATCAATTGGCTTTTGAATAAAGCCAATGAAGTTAGTTGTTGATTACCGAACATCCGAACTCGAGGTTAATAACGCTGGTGACCTCCTTCTTATCTCCATCAATAATTGTTTCATCGCCATACATGCGGAAATTCATATCGGCATCGTCAATGCTGAAAGAGGACCAGCATTCGGAACGCTCAAGTCCAGAGGCTTTAACTAGGCGAGGCGTGGTTAAATCAGAGAACGCGCAGCGCATTGCAGACATAGCAGAAGCCCATTTATGCCCAGCTTTTTGGCATTTGAACGCGACGTAAGCCAATCCACGATTAATCATCATTCGGTGCTGTATAGGGTTTAATTTCATTTCCGAACTCCTTAATTTTGGTTGCAGGAAGCCCCAGCAAAAATGCCGTAAAAAATATCTATTAAAAAAATGGCGGTATCAGTTTTCGCTATGCGTATTAGTTAAAAGGATCTAATACCGCCCAAGTACTACACAGCTACTACATGGATGATGCTGTGGTGGCCTTTCGGCTATTTGTCATTAGGCGTTTAGTCAGCCAGACAACCGGTCCCCTAAGAGGCTATGGATGGAACCTCGCTAAACTTACCGCCACATTGGTCTACGGATTCACCACAACTGCATGAGCATTCCATCTACAGGGTTAACTCAAGAGCGGCAGGCCTACCTCTTGAATGCTCATGCAGTTGCGTGCTCGTCTTTTCGAGCTGTATCGATTACTCGCTATCAGAGTGACGGTTAAACCAAGCAACAGCACCGCGCATGGTTTTAAAATCTTTTGGTTTGGTGAAAGTCATTGAAGTAAAAGTGCCGTTATTGTTTGGGAATACGCCAGTTTTGACTGATTCGTTGTTGTTTAGGTCGTAAAAAGTGTTCATGAGATTTTCCCTTTTGCGTTTTCGTGGCTCTTTACCCACCGTCAGAATGTTTTGCTGAATGCTGCTTGTTAGCTTTCGATAACAGCATTGTTATTTAAACCTAACAAAACGTCAAGCGTAAATTTAGGAAAACCTAACAATCTTATTGAAGGCATAAAAAAACCGCCCGAAGGCGGCTTAGGATTTTAACTAATCAGCGACTGTTTACTTTTGGTTTTTTTTCGCCGCAATCAGTTCATCAATATTTTTTGTTTTGACTATGTCATTGAAGAGTTTGTCATAACCCTCAACAGTGTCTCGCAGGGCATCAATATGATGCTGGCGCTCACTACTTGGAAGGCGATTGAATAAATCGATTAGTTGTCTTTGCATAGGAGTAAGGATAACTGCGCCAGCAGTGCTTTCCGACTCACCAGAATCACTACCTCTCTGAATCCAAGCAGGATCTTTTCCGAGTGCATCTGACAATTGAAACAGGTTATCTCCCTTAGGAGAGGTTTGATCATTCTCCCATTGAGAAATAGTGACATGCGCAACATTCACAAGCTTAGCTAAAGCTCGCTGAGTTAGTTTTAACTCAGTACGGCGCTCTTTTATTCGTTGACCGATTGTTTTCATAGTTCGGTAATCCTAACAAACGTTGACTTAGGTTTCCCTAACAATTAAGGTTAAGAAAACCTACCAACGGGGCAGTTATGAAGAAGTCTGATGTAGTCACTTATTTTGGATCTGCGGCGAAAGTCGCTAGGGCTCTAAATATCGCTCGTTCATCAGTGAGCGGGTGGGGTGTTTTGGTCCCAGAAAAACGAGCAGCGAAAATTGAACGCATGACATCTGGAGCATTGAAATATGAGCCAGCGTTGTATGAACAAAATCGTAATACCGATGCTGCTTGAGGTGTGAATCATGGAAATCAAATTAGTAGCTGAAAAACTAGAGGCATGGGCTAGGAATGATGGCTGGTGGCCTATAACCGAGAAGATTGGGGCCCAATACTCTGGTGATCTCCTCGAGTCACTCGATATCAATGATGCTGACGAGTGGTCGCGCCGTTGCCGCAATAACGCGCTGTTCATTAAGCGCGTATTTCGCAGCGTTACACCGTATTACCTTCGCCAAGCCGAAGAGCTAGCGCCGGCTGTAATTGCCGCTATTGATGCAGAGCATCAGCGCCTGATTGATGAGGAACATTCTGTTGCGCTCGTGGCAGCAGCTGCAAACAAAGAGTGTATGGAAGCAGTGAACGCGAAGCTAATGAATTCTCCCTTATCAGTTCAGGCCAAAGAGGTTAGAGAGGCACTTCACTCGCTGGTGGCCATGCTGCCCCCGAATACTATCCTTTTAACGATCCACGAAGTAGCGGCATGACGTACTGGTATGTAGAAACCTAATTTCTTACTCAGCGAGGTGGTTATGAGCAACTTACAAGAGCGTTTGCGGTGTGCTTTGCAACGTAACTTTAAAGGCGTAACCCCATCAAAGGGGTATATCGACGTCATGAAAGGCCAGCGGTTTAAAGATCATCGTGGCGCAACTGTAACAGTTCAGGGTTTGGCTGGTGGCTATGTGGTTTATATGCGTCATGGTTCTGATGCACTAAGCCAGCTCACACTGAGATTGTTTTCTATGAAGTTCACAGAAGTGAAGGCGTAAATGGCATCACTAATCAAGCTTCTTGATAGGCCAATTGCTTATCAACCATCATTTGCCCAGCTGCGAGTGGGAAAGATAAAGACAGGTCCCGTAGGGGCGGTCTTACTATCTCAGTTTGTATATTGGCATAACCGCATGGACGGACGATGGTTTTATAAAACTCGGCAAGAGATAACCCAAGAGACTGGGCTTAGCCGTGATGAGCAGGAAACCGGAAGAAAACGTCTGGTCGCTGTGGGGATCCTTGAGGAACAGTTAAGGGGAGCCCCGGCGACAATGCATTATCGTATCAATGCTGATCGCCTTGAGGCTCTTTTGCTGGCTCTAGCCCAAGAGGAATCACAGTTGGTGGAAACCCCACCAACTAGATTGCGGAAACCCCGCCAACTAGATGGCGGCAATGCACCCAACAAGATGGTGGCAACACCGCCAACTAGTCGGGGGGAACCCTGCCAACTAGCTGGCGGGATCCCCGCAAACTCTCTTACAGGAGATTACACAGAGAGTACTCAAGAGATTACACAGGATATTTCTTGTCTGGCAGACAAGCTGCCAGACGAGCCCCACGATGACGATATCGATCCAGCTCTGCGAGTTTTAAATCACCTCAATCGGGTGACTGACTCAGATTTTCGGGATGGAAAAACCACGATGGGATTTATCCGTGGTGTTTTGCAGGGCGAATACGTTGCTGACGATCTCATGCTGGTAGTTGATTACATCGCCAATGAGTGGGCAGGGCAGGACAACATGAGTTTCTACCTGCGGCCCAAAACGATATTCAGCCAAGAGAACTTCGAGGGATATTTCGACCAGGCGAGGACATGGCGGCGCAACGGCAAGCCGCAAAAGATTACCGAGCCAGCAAAAGTGAATATCGACCTACAAAACCAAGATTACTCAGGAAAACCCAAAGGGTTTAGGACTTAAAAATGTCTGGAATTAGAGAAGTTATTGTTTTTCTGGAAAATAATCCAAAGTCAAAATTTGAATCGCCAAGACCCTTGGCCTGTCAAACACATCAGTGAGAAGGGAGTTAGATTTTCTAAATAGCTTGGGCTGTCTAATTAAAACTGGGTGCAGAACGAGATATCGCTACTCGATCCCTGAGGCAAGAGAATTCGGCAAAACAAAATCGCCAGTAAAAAATATACACTTCCGGTAAAGCCGGCCGTGGTTCCGAACGTAGAGGCGAGAAAGCAAAAGATAGCAGAGCTGATTGAGAAAAGACTCTACAACCGAGCCCAAACGGCCATAGCTCAGCTCATAGCGGAATCGGGTGATCAAGATACGGTTAACTGGGCATTGGATAAAAACGCGGAGTGCACTGCCAAAACAAAATTTCATTAGTGATGAACGCCGTTGAAAATAAAATAGCATCAATGCTATTGAGCTCAATAACTCTAATCTTATTAGTAGAAAAACGTTTGAAATATAGATGCTGGTCTATTTGGTCTATTGGATGCATTGTGATTAACGCTCATAGTGGGGAGTGCGCGCATAGGTGACACGGAGGTGATTCCCGCAAGGGTTTATAAATCTATCGAGTATAATCATATGAACTTTGAGCAATTAGTATCATTACCCCATGATGGTCGAGTCGTTATCAAATGCAAAGATGGCTCTGTATCCTCCATGAGAATTCTTAATAATCGAGAGCACGTAGCCACTGTCGAGGGATTTATCGAGCTAATGCTGGATGCCGACTATAGGAGTGCTATAATCCAACTTCGCCAGCCTGAATAACTGGCGACTGAATGCTGCGCTATTTAGGTTATTGAAATGGCGCAAACAACGAAATACTGCATTGCCGCACTGATCGCTATAGAGGTTGGTGCTTTAATGTATCTATCATCCTGCGGGGTGATAGCATGATCGCAATTCTCACCGCGAACACTCAGCCACGTCTTGGGCTTGTCACGTTCCAAGCAGGCAGAAAAATTAAATTCCGTGATGGTATGCGTTACGCCATTATTGAGCTTAACTCGGCCCAAGAGCACCTAAGTTCTGGCATTGTACCTGCTGTTAATCAAATTGAAGCGCTAAATCCCCAATTCCAAGGCTTATACGATAATGATCGCGCGTTTGGCCTATGTGGTGGGACAGCATCGCTAGATCACTATGTTCTGTGGCTGAGTAAATGCCAGTGGTTAGGATGTGAAGCGAAATTTTACGAACCATTCCCCGTTGGCGATAACGGCTCTGTCTGTGTATGCCGCTCATGTAAGAATAAACTCAACATCCAAGAAACCCCGCGTCAATTCACAGAGATAGCCCGGCATAACCGTATCGCTTTCATGCTCAATCATATCTGTGAAGCAATGGGGCAACCAGCAGATCGCCAGCTTAGTGAATCTGAAATTATCATGTGGTGTCTTCGCAATGGCCTTCGTTCAATATTCCCTACAGCGTTGCTGCATAGAGTTCTGGGAATGAAGGCTAGCGCAAGTACTGGCCGCGAATGTGACATTGCGCCCTCGTATGGCCCACTGGAATTACTCGATAAACGTTTGTCGGAGGTGGGGAATGGCTAACCTCATGGCTCGCAACGTCGCACTAAAACCGGCGAAGAAACCACGTAAAAGCCACATTATCAAAAATGCAGCGCGTGGCCGTGAGTGCACCGTTCGTATACCAGGTGTGTGTAATGGAAATTCTGAGACTGTGGTTTTAGCGCATTATCGATTAGCTGGTGAATGTGGTACCGGGATAAAACCTGATGATTCACTTGCAGCATTCGCATGTAGCAGCTGTCATGATGAAATCGATCGCCGTACGCATATCTTTGACAATAGAACGGCACGCCTATATCACGCTGAGGGCGTTTTTCGTACGCAGTCCATCCTTAGAAAAGAAGGAATAATCAAATGAATCACCTAGTAAGAGATATGCATCAAGTGATGGGCATGTGGGGCGCATGGGCAGCAAACAACAAAGAGGATGTTTGTTGGAGCTCAATTGCTGCGGGGTTCTCTGGCTTAATTCCCTCAAAAGTAAAATCTCGTACTCAATGCTGTGATGATGATGCAATGGTGATCGTGGGCTGTATGGCAACATTGAACAAAAAGAATCCTGATGCTCATGATTTGCTGGTGGAATATTACTTATTTGGCAAAACGTTCATGGCGCTAGCTAAGCAAAATCATTGCTCCGATACCCATATAGGTAAGCAGTTACAGAAAGCTGAGGGGATCGTTGAAGGTTTGCTAATGGCGCTAGATGTCCGCTTAGAAATGGATAAGCTAACACGGAAAGAGTCGATAGTAAGAAAAGTAGCATAACAGCTTTACGATCGTAAAAACGCTGATATTCTGATAAGAGTGGTTAGTTTGTCACACAGCTTACACAATAAAACCTCGCTTCGGCGGGGTTTTGTTTTTAAGGAGGGGTCATATGTCTCGACGATTAATGGAATACCTTACGTTTCGACCAGCTAGTGAAAATCCAACAGAAGATTTGGATGGTCGTCATGTACTTGTGCTCAATCCCTGCGATGGTTGGCATACGGGGATCATTCGTACCCTGAAAGACAATGACGAAGTTAATGATGTCGGTATTTATACATGGATGATGGATGAGCTTACGCCACATGATTTTTACATTGCATGGGCGCTACTGCCAGACTCCTTGGCATTAAGTGAAAAGTTTGAGAGTGAAAAATGACCAGTCTAGGTAGCATTAATCTGAAAATAACTCACTGTTATATTAGCATAATACTATGCCCACCGCTGTAGTGAGATACTCACCCGGAGCGAGAGACGTTATCGTTGAACAACTCCTGTTAGCTGACTACAGCACTGGCCCTTTAGCTCAGTTGGTTAGAGCAGTCGACTCATAATCGATTGGTCGCTGGTTCAAGTCCAGCAAGGGCCACCAAAGCGGTCATCGTATAATGGCTATTACCTCAGCCTTCCAAGCTGATGATGCGGGGTCGATTCCCGCTGAGCGCTCCAACCGCCAGTAGCTCAGCAGGAAGAGCCGATAACCATTTAAGTTGTAGGTGCGAGGTTCGAGACCTCGGTGGCGGACCAACTTTGCGATAGATGTTGAACTCCTACTTTGAAAATTGCCTGTAAATAGACTTTCATTACTATTTGATCACGTCTTGTTGCTCTAATAACTCATGATTAGGCAAGATAGTTATGCTCACTGAAGACTCAGTATCTCCATGACTATGAGTATCAATCACGATATTCCAGATCCCATCGTATGGAACTTCAACAATAGCTGGGAAGTTGCAAAAAAAACCTCCATGGTAGTCGGCCCAACTGTCTCGGCAAAATCTGTCGTAATGTTTTTCATTGATCAATAGGATTTTAGCCGGCTCTGAACAAACCACTTTTACATAGCTGTTGGCTACAAGAAATAATCGACTACTTTTCATTCGATGGAACTCCATACGTAATAAAAAAGAAACCTCTCATCCCCGTAAGTTCAGATGAGAGGGGCCATAGGCCAACATCAGGGAAAAGCGATGCTAATGTATAATCAAACACAGGTAGTAATTGATAACCTAGGATGAATCGCAACTTATTGATTTAGATCTATTTATTTTTGATTTTGATATACTCTCTTTCGTTATTTTATAAATAAATCTAATGTCTTATGATAAGCAACTGAAAAGTTGAACTTTTTTAAAGGTATTATTTATGTCTTAAGTTTATTGATGTAAGAAGAGTCTTAGCTAATTTATTTTGATAATTTGACATTAAGTAGGTTGGGTTTCTAAAGCTAAATCTTTTTTATTGGAAATTAAAACTAAGCGGTATAAATGCCAAAATCAAAAAAACATGAATAACCATAAGTCATTACTTATCAGGCTAATTAATTATTTGTTGAAAATAAAGCCTGCTAGCAAACGACTATCCTCAAATTTTTCTAACTAAGGTTATTACTGCCGAGCTACTTTACTTTTGGTAATGTCCATTAAAAAGATTATTCCGAAAGTTTCGTTAATGATTGTGTCACTGTAATAAATTAGGTACGTTCAATGGGTCGTGGTGCCTGATCAGTTTGTAAGAAAAGTGTTTGGGAAGAGCCATCACGGCAATCAGCACATCACTCAGCGAAGAAGGGATAACCCAGAGCGTTTGGTGTGCTGCACAACTGCATGAGCCATCTTCATATAGCACCGAATACAGGTGCGCGTCTTTCAACCAGTGGAGATGGCTCAGCCGATTGTGTTGATGTTTTATTTCAGGCAGCCACAATATAGAACAATAGCAATATTAAGATTAATGACGCAGCAGAGGCTTGCAGCCCTATAAGCCATTCGCTCATGAAGACTCTCATATGTTCACCTTTAGATTCCTTTGTTAATCCAGTAAAACACTTCGCATATAGGATATAATAATTTATCTCCAAATCTAGTAATTAAGTACTTAGCTGTATGAGATTACAGGTGAAAAATCATTAGCTCAAAATCGATAATATAATGAGCTAAGCATTCTCACTGAATTCTATAACTATATTTATAGGCCACCTTCTGGTGGCCTTTTTCATATGTAGCGCCCAGCCAACAACCATCCACACATTAAACACTTTCTAGCAGAGAGTGGTTACGGCTGGGTGCTATTCCACTAATTAACCCTACCGCGCTGGTGGATGGGGGGAGAACATGAAAATGCACAAAAGCCCCGAGCTCTGGGCCATGTTAATGACATGGATTGCAGAGCACCGCAGCGAGGGAAGTTACGCATTCATTGCGGGTCTAATGGCTATTCTGCGGGGGATATATAACGGAGAGTCTCCGATGTGGCGACGGATTCTGGATGCCGCTATGTGCGCACTGGTGGCATTCTTTATTAAAGACCTGCTTACGCTAATGAGTTGGGATCAAGAGTGGGCATATATCGGCAGTGTCTTTATTGGCTTCTTGGGTATTGATTATTTCAGCTCGGTTCTACGTCGTGTTGTCGGCAGTAAGACTGGCGTCCCTCCTCAACAGTAAGGTAATTCCATGGATCTCGAACAGTTTCAAAAGGCGGCTGATATTAGCGCCGGATTAGCTGCGCGCTGGTTTCCGCACATCGATGCAGCAATGAAAGAATTTGGTATTACGGCGGCAACCGATCAGGCGATGTTTATTGCTCAAACGGCGCATGAGTCTGGCGGTTTCCGGCAGGTTGTTGAATCACTGAATTACACACCAGGAGCACTGGTGGCCGTGTTTGGTAAGCGCATCACTCAGCAGCAAGCTAATGCACTCGGCAGAACGACGCAACAACCAGCACGACAAGATGCGATCGCCAATTTGGTCTACGCGAATCGCTTAGGTAATAAAGCCTCCGGCGATGGTTGGAAGTATCGAGGCCGTGGCCTTATCCAGATTACCGGCCTTGATAACTATCGCGCATGCGGCGCAGCGCTAAAGCTTGATTTAGTGGCCAAGCCAGAGCCGCTCGAACTCGAGCTACAAGCCGCGCGCTCAGCTGCATGGTTCTACACATCAAAAGGCTGCATGGCCTACGGTGCTGATGTTTATCGAGTGACGCAGATTATCAACGGCGGCTTGAACGGTATCGATGATCGCAAGGTACGTTACAACAAAGCGCGGGCGGCGCTGATGGTATGAATATCAATTTCAGTTGGCGAATGATGGCAATAGGATTTTTGCTGGTGGCGTTGGTCGTCGCTGGGAGAATAGCTAGCCATTACCGCGATAAATACCATCAGGTAGATAAATCTTGGCAGTTGGAATGGGCGAAGCGTGATAAAGCGGATTCTGATGCTATAGCCAAGCGGCAAGCTAGTGAACGAGCGGAAGAGCAACGCAGGCACCAAGCAGCAAATCAGGCGGTTAAAGATGCAGAGAAAGACAACGAACAGCTTAAAGCTGATGCTATTAATGCTAAGCGTTCTGCTAACAGGTTGCAGCAACAGCTCATACAGCTCAGGCAACAATTCGCAGACAGTGAAACCAGCAAGCTTTCCAGTGCTGCCAGCTCAAGCGCGTCAAAGTCCCAAGCCATCATATTGCTTACCCAGTTGCTCAGCGAATCAAGCGAAGCAGCAGGAGAGTATGCAAAAGAGGCTGACCGAGCTTATAGCGCTGGACAAACCTGTGAACGCATCTATGACAAAGTAAGCGGGCAGTAGGCATTACAGCAGGCATTCACTGAGTGCCTGTGATAATGCCAAAGGAACACAGAACCACAAGAGGTCACCGATGGTTGCCTAGCTAATTAGCTAAAATTGTGCAGATATAGCCATTAATCTCGTTCTAGCTCGGCTCTGTTGATTATTTTCTGACACATTTTCTCTGTAGCACAAAATAGCTCTTGTATGTGTGATGGTTGGCTAACCGCCTTATTACTCATCTGAGATAAAAATGCTGTTAGTTCACTTTTGAATTCTGAAAATTGTTCTGGTGGCAGTGTCTTTAGTAGCATTCGAATGATAGCGTCGTAGGCAGTAATTTGTATAATCGTGTTCTCTTCATTGTTCATTTGAACTCCTTCTTTAACGTTTCCTAACCAAATATTAGGTATGTTCAAGCATGAAAGGTGGAAGTGGATATATTAACTATAACGGAACTGTTAGTTGCATAGGTATTGAGACGATAACTTAATCATCTACTCACTCAAAAGCTAGTGTAACTAATTGGATAGTGCTCTACGGTATAAATTTGTTAAATGAGCCCAAATTCACTATGCAAATTTTATGAATGAGAACTGCTCTCAATTTTGACGGGTCCTTTCTGAGTTTTGAAACACCGAGGGGGCGGCTACACGCGGTAAACGGCAAATTTTAGATAAATGTTCTCATAGGTCACCGTTGGTGGCCTTTTTTATTGGAGCCGCTATGCCATCACGAATTCCAAGAGCTTGCCGTAAGCATGGTTGTCGCAATACAACCACTGACCGCAGCGGCTATTGTGAAGAGCACCGCAATACTGGCTGGGAGAACCATCAGCAGGGCAAGAGCCGCCACGAACGTGGCTACGGTAGCAAGTGGACCCTCATTCGGGCGCGTATTCTTCACCGTGATAAGCACCTGTGCCAATCCTGCCTGCGTGAAGGGCGAGCGATACCCGCGACCACGGTTGACCATATCAAACCTAAGAGCCATGGCGGTACCGACGATGATGCCAATCTTGAGGGATTGTGTTGGCCTTGCCATCGAGCCAAGACCGCCAGAGAGCGATTGGGATGAGGGGGAGGGGGGGATCAAATCTCTACCCCTCTCAGCCTAAAGGACCGCCGCTTTAGTCAAATTTTTACGCACTCGAAATAAGGAATTTTTTTTCGATGATTTTTAACATTTGGGAGCGCAGAAAATGGGGACGGCAATGCGTGCCTCTGGAGGGGGGAGAAAGCGAAATACCAGCGTAAAAAATAAAAGTAGCCTTACGCGGATCGCTCCCCCAGCAGAGCTTTCAAGTGAAACGGCAGTTCGTCTCTGGAAAACCCAAAGCAAAATATTAATCGAACGTGGGACTTTCGAATTAGAAGATGCCCCGCTTTTGCTCGCGTACTGTAATTCGTTTCATCTCATGATCGTGGCGGAAAAAGTGATAGCCAAACAAGCCGAAATTGATTTGGAAAATATGGGTATCGCAGATGTTGGGGGGACTGGTGGATTAAAAAAACATCCCGCCATTGCCGTTCGTAATGACTGCGTCTCGCAGCTTGCTCGGTTGGGTTCGTTACTCGGGCTTGATCCTCTTAGCCGTATGAGGATGGTCGGTGGCGCAGATCCTGATGATGATGAGAATGAATTCGATGGGTTTTAACCATGGCGTCATACCCGAACGTGAATGCCGCCCAGCAATATGCAAGGGAGGTTATTAGCGGGAAAATTCCTGCGTGCAAATATGTCCGTTCCGCATGCCAGCGGCATTTTAACGATCTGGAGAAATCTAAAAATAAAGATTGGCCATATCGGTTTGATAGAGATAAAGCAGAAAGAGCCTGCCGGTTTATTCAATTACTCCCACATACCAAGGGTGAATGGGCAAAGCGAAAACTGAAAATTACGCTGGAGCCGTGGCAGCAGTTCATTTTCGCGATGGTTTTTGGATGGCTTAAAAAGCGGAATAAAATGCGCCGCTTTCGTGAGGCGTATACCGAGGTTCCCCGCAAAAATGGTAAGTCGTTATTTGCGGCGGGGGTTGGTATCTATATGTTTTGCGCAGACAACGAATACGGGGCGGAGGTTTACTGTGGTGCGACGACAGAACGCCAAGCATGGAAAGTATTTGAACCCGCATTACTGATGGCGCAAAAGCTTCCCAATCTGCGGAAAAAGTTCAGCATTAAGCCTTGGGCCAAAAAAATGACGCGGCCTGATGGTTCGGTATTTGAGCCTGTGATTGGCGATCCTGGTGACGGTGACTCGCCTTCGTGCGCATTGATTGATGAATACCATGAGCATGCGACCGATTCACTGCTGACCACGATGACGACGGGCATGGGCGCGCGTGAGCAGCCGATAACATGGATTATTACAACGGCGGGATTTAGCCTTGAATGTCCATGCTATGAAAAGCGCCAGCAAGTGGTGGAAATGCTTGATGAGATAATCCCAAACGAAGAGCTGTTTGGCATTATTTATACCCTTGATGAGGGGGACGATTGGACCCAGCCAGAAGCGCTGGCGAAGGCTAACCCCAATATCGGAGTATCCGTAAAAACTGATTATCTTATCGCTCAGCAAAACCTTGCTATCAATGTTCCATCGCAGACCAACAAGATTAAAACCAAACATTTTAATCTGTGGGTTTCTGCCAAATCCGCCTATTTCAACCTCGAGAAGTGGAAAGCGTGCGCGGATACATCGTTAAAGATTGAGGATTTTTATGGTGAGGACTGCGATCTTGGGATCGACCTTGCATCAAAACTCGATTTGAACTGTGTTTGTCCTGTCTTTAAGCGCGTGATTGATGGGCGCGTACATTATTTTTGTGTGGGTGCTCAATTTTGGGTACCAGAAGACACGGTGTTTTCGCCAGATCCCGTTCTGAAGAGAACCTCTGAGCGTTATCAAAAGTTCGTCAATATGGAGAAGTTAGTCGCGACCGATGGTGCAGAGGTTGATAACCGCCAAATCTTTGAGCATATCGTTGCGCTAAATAGCACGGTAAAAGTACAAAGCTGCCCAATCGATCCCCATGGCGCAACGAGCATTTCTCATCTTCTTGCGGATGAAGGGTTAAGCCCTATCACCATTATTCAGAATTACACAAATATGAGTTCCCCAATGAAAGAATTGGAAGCGGCAATAGCCAGCGGTCGATTCCACCATGATGGGAACCCCATTTTAACGTGGTGTATCAGTAACGTTGTTGGGAAGACGATCCCCGGCAGTGATGATGTTGTAAGGCCGACCAAAGAAGGCGCAGAGAACAAAATCGATGGCGCCGTTTCTCTGATTATGGGCATTGGTAGAGCGATGCTTAGTGATCATGGAGATTTCCTATCAAACCTCGATCCTGATGAAGACCTGTTAATGCTATGAAATCAATGATTATCGATGTTATCGGGCTCACCGGTTACGGTCTGCTCTCGGCGGGAGCTTATCTGAAGTTTGGGTTGGCTTTTGCTCTGATGTTTTCTGGTGCCATTTTATTGGGTGGTGCTTTATTAGCTGCGATGAGGGGGAAGCATGCTGCTTGATGCGATGTTTCGCTCGGAGTCCTTAGAAAGTCCGGCGACGCCGATCACGGGTGATAACGCCGATACTGACAATATTTTTGGGCGGGATGTACAAGTCAGTGCGGAAACGGCAATGAAATTGGCCGCGGTTTATGCCTGTATTTACGTCCTCTCATCCAATATTGCTCAGATGCCGCTGCATGTTATGCGTAAAAGCAATAACAAGGTTGAACCTGCGCGCGATCACCCCGTTTTTTACCTCGTTCACGATGAGCCGAATATTTGGCAAACCAGCTACAAATGGAGGGAGCTAAAACAGCGTCATATTTTGGGATGGGGAAATGGTTATACATGGGTAAAGCGCGGGCGTCGTGGCGAAGTGACATCTCTAGAATGCTGCAATCCGTGGGAAACCACATTGCTGAATACTGGCGGTCGACATACCTACGGCGTTTATAACGATGAAGGTGCATTTGCCATTAGTCCTGACGACATGATCCATGTTCGTGCGCTCGGAAATAATCAAAAAATGGGTTTAAGCCCCATTTTGCAACATGCCGAAACTATAGGCATGGGGATGAGTGGCCAGAAATATACCAGTTCGTTTTTTAATGGAAACGCACGCCCTGCTGGCATTATTTCCGTTAAAAATGAGTTGAACGACCAAAGTTGGACACGTTTAAAAAACATGTGGCAGAAAGCCGTCGCAGCGCTACGAAGCCAAGAAAACAAGACCATGTTACTCCCAGCTCAGTTGGATTATAAGGCGCTCACTGTCTCGCCTGTTGATGCTCAACTCATCGACATGATGAAGCTCAACCGCTCAATGATAGCGGGAATTTTTAACGTTCCCGCTCACATGATTAACGACCTTGAGAAAGCGACATTCAGCAATATCAGCGAGCAAGCGATTCAGTTCGTCCGTTATTCCATTATGCCGTGGGTAACGAACTGGGAGCAGGAGCTAAACCGCCGTTTATTTACTCGTTCGGAACGTGCCGCAGGGTATTACAGCCGTTTTAATTTGTCCGGTCTGTTGCGAGGAACGCCGAAAGAGCGTGCGGAGTTTTACCACTACGCCATTACGGACGGTTGGATGAGCCGTAATGAAGCTCGCGCGTTCGAAGATATGAATCCGTGTGATGGGTTAGATGAAATGCTGGTGAGCGTTAATGCGGCACAGCAAACGAAACAAAACCAAACGGTGGAGCCGGAAGATGAATGATAGAGAAATACGCTGTTTTGATACAGAGCTGCGTACCGAACCCCATGAATCAGGGCCAACGCATATTATCGGCTATGGCTCTGTTTTTAATAGCCGATCGGAGCTTATTTGGGGAAGTTTTCGAGAGATTATCAAGCCGGGCGCATTTGATGATGTGCTTGACGATGATGTTCGTGCGCTGTTCAACCATGATCCTAATTTCATTCTTGGGCGTCGTTCTGCTGGAACGCTTGCACTTAGTGTTGATGGAAAGGGGCTGCGGTATGACATCACTGCGCCAGATACGCAAACGATCCGTGATCTTGTTCTTGCGCCGTTAACTCGCGGAGATATCAGCCAAAGCTCGTTTGCATTTCGTGTCGCGCGGGATGGGGAGGATTGGTATCAGGATGAGGATGGTGTTGTCGTTCGTGAGATAAGCAAAATTTCACGTTTACTCGATGTAAGTCCGGTGACCTATCCGGCATATCAAGAAGCGGATTCAGCAGTGCGATCCCTTGCTGCATGGAAAGAGGCCCGTAACTCTGGAGACCTTGCCAAAGCAGTGAATCAAAAAATGGCGCGTGAGCGCGTGTTAACTCTTTTAAATCTATAGGAATGGCATCATGAAATTGCATGAGATGAAACAGAAACGAAATATTATCGCCACGGATATGCGCGCTCTACACGACAAGATTGGTGATAGCGCTTGGACGGATGAACAGCGTGCAGAATGGAACACAGCCAAATCTGAACTGGATGGGCTTGATGAGCGAATTAATCGTGAAGAGGAATTACGTCGTCAAGACCAGCAGTATATTCATAACCAAGAGCCAGAACAGCGTAACAACCAGAATGCGGAAGGGAGTCAGGATGAAAAGCGTGCGCATGTTTTTGATAAGTGGATGCGCTCGGGGGCCGGGGAGTTAAGTAGTGAAGAGCGCCAAGTATTGAAGGAGCTGCGTGCTCAAGGTGTGTCTCCCAGCGAAAAAGGGGGATATACCGTACCTAGCACGTTTTTAGCGCAAGTCGTTGAGCAGATGAAAGCCTACGGCGGTATTGCTAGCGTAGCGCAAATTATGAATACGTCGGACGGTAAAACAATCGAATGGCCAACGGCAGATGGTACTAACGAAATCGGTGAGTTGCTCGGAGAAAATAACGAAGCCAGCGAAGAAGATACCGATTTTGGCATGGCTGATTTGGGGGCTAAAAAGCTGTCCTCGAAAATTATTCGTGTATCCAACGAGCTTTTGCAAGATAGCGCCATTGATATGGAAGCGTATCTAGCTCGCCGTATTTCTGAGCGTATTGGCCGTGGTGAGGCGCGTTATTTAATTCGCGGTACCGGCACAGGCACACCTCAACAACCAAAAGGTTTAGTTGCTTCTGTTTCTGGCACTACCGCGACTGCATCAGCCACCGTCTTCACATGGAAAGAAATGAATACGTTGCTGCATAGTATTGATCCTGCATATCGCAACGGTCCAAAATTCCGCTGGGCATTTAACGATAAAACGTTACAAACCATTGAAGAAATGGAGGATGGGCAAGGCCGTCCGCTATGGTTGCCAAATATCATCGGGGGAACACCGGCGACCGTGTTAAACGTGCCATACGTTATTGACCAAGAGATCGAAGATATTGCTGCAGGTAAAAAATTCCTGTTTGCTGGCGATTTCAATCGCTTCATTATCCGACGCGTTAATTACATGGTTCTAAAACGTTTGGTTGAGCGTTATGCCGAATTCGATCAGACGGGTTTCCTCGCATTCCATCGTTTTGATTGTGTGCTGGAAGATGCCTCTGCCATTAAAGCGCTGGTGGGTAAGGGGGCCGAAGCGTCGAAATAACTTTCTGTATGTTCACTGAGAATACTGATGCCGCATTAGCGGTTTTTTTGTGCCTGCGATCTGGTGATCGCAGGTTTCAGGAGTTGCGATGAACCCCACCATTGAGGAATTACGCCAGCAATGCCGAATTGATGATACTGCTGAGGATTCACTTTTAACCACGTATGCCATGGCAGCACGCAAACGCGCCGAAAATTATATTAATCGCAAAATCTATGATGATTCCGTTCCCAAGAGCGATAGCGATGGGTTGCTACTATCGGAAGACATTAAGTTAGCCATTATGCTGGCTGTTGGATTTTGGTATTCCAGCCGCGAAGCCGATGAAGTGCCTGTTGGGTTCTATTCGTTGCTTCAGCCCTATCGATACATACCGCTATGACGCGACTATTGGCTGGCGAGCTGAATAAACGCATTACATTGAGACGGATTGAGCAACGGCGTGGCCCACTCGGGGAGCCGCTGCCGGATGAACCGGTAGACGTGGCAAAGCCATGGGCAAAGGTTGAGCCGATTTCTGACCGCAAGATCTGCACCTCGGACCAACAGCAGGTTGTTCAGACCTATCAATTCACGCTGCGACCCCGCGCGGATGTTGCGCAGGATTGGCAGGTTGTTTTGGGTCAGCAGTTCTTCACGGTGCGCTCAACCGATCGCACGCAGGCCGATCGGCTCATCATTACGGCGGAGGCAGATATTCGTCATGATAGAACAGGCGATTAAAACCGAACTGGAAGCGCTCACTGGCCTGCCGGTTTATCCCTTATTGCTCCCTGCGGATGTGGTTGAGGGGATCACTTATCAATGTGTGTCCGATCCGCCACTTGAAACAGGGCTTGTGCGGACCTCGGTAGTGCGTGCGCGCTTTCAGATACGCATCATTATTCTTAATGATTACACGCGATTGAAAACGTTAGATCGGCAGATTTGGGGAAAGTGGCAGGCGATACGCCACGGCTTTATTGCCGATTTTCCTGTTCAGTATGTCGAGCGCGGAAACCTACGAGAAACACCGACCCCGCAAACCAGTAACCAGCAACTCTATGATCTTTTACGGGAGTATTTCATAACTTATGCCGAGGTTTCCCCATGATCACTATCGAGGTGAAAGGACTGCAGGAGCTTGAGCGGCAATTATTGGCCATGGGGGATAAGGCCGTCAAAGTAATGCGTAACGCGGGGCGCGAAGCATTAGCTCCGGTGCTGGAAGATATGAAAGCGCACGCTGGATTCGACGACGCCAGCGCCGGTGAGCACATGCGCGATACCATCAAAATCCGCAGTACCAGCCGCATGAATGATGATAAGTATCTTACGGTGATTACGCTGAGAGTCGGCCCCAGCAAAAAGCACCATATGAAAGCGCTGGCGCAAGAGTTCGGCACCATCAAGCAGGTGGCAGCGCCGTTTATCCGTCCTGCCATGGATTACAACAAATCCCGCATTCTTCGCGTTCTCGCCG